GTGGCTACCACCAACGTCACCTACAAGAACGGCGTTACCGACGCTACTCTGACGCCTGGTGCTCAGCCTGCTCTGGCCGACGGCGCTAGCCTGACGGTTGTGGCTGTGCCTGACTCCGGCTACCACTTCGCTTCCAGCGAAGACGACACCTGGACGTTCACCTACCACGCGGACGCCTAATAGACACTAGGGGAACGAATGAGATTCAACGGAGTAGTTGGCTACGGAGAATCTCAAGAAACTCTCCCCAACACAGGCGTTTGGGAACCTGTTATCACTGAGGTCAATTATACCGGCGATGTTACACGCGACATGCGGAAACAGGGACCGGATGATAAGGTAAATACCGACCTCAGCGTTAACAACGTTATCAGCATTGTAGCTGATAAGAAGGCTTTTGAACATTTTTACCTCATGAAATACGTGATGTGGCAGGGGGTGCGCTGGACTGTGGATACGGTCGAAGTCAAACCCCCTCGTCTGCTTCTATATTTGGGGAAGGTGTACAATGGCCCCACGCCTTGAACTCCAAGCATTATTGGTAGAGATTCTTGATAGCGAGCATGTATATTTTCAGCCACCACCAAACGTGCAAATGGAATATCCTTGCATCGTTTATAAGAGGGATCGAATCGTTCCTAAGTGGGCTGAGAATAAGCCTTACAAACTAGATAACCAGTATCTTGTCACGGTCATTACAAGAAATCCCGATAGCGACGTCCCAGACAAGTTAGCTGCATTACCTAAGTGCGTACATGATCGCTCTTATATAGCCGACAACCTATATCACAACGTGTTTAGACTGTTCTTCTAGGAGGAGACAAATGGCTGTCCTTGAGTGGGACCAGGTTGGTGAGCGGTACTACGAGACTGGTATCGATCATGGTGTTCTGTACGTTCCCGACGTGGTGACCGGCGTCTACGACACTGGCTTCGCGTGGAACGGTCTGGTCAGTGTTCAGGAGACCCCCACGGGCGCTGAGCCCAATGCTCAGTATGCCGACAACATCAAGTACCTGAACCTGATCTCCGCGGAGGAGTTCGGCCTCACTATTGAGGCGTTCACCTACCCTGACGAGTTCAACCAGTTCGACGGCGTTGCCACCCCGCAGGTGGGCGTCCTTGTCGCTCAGCAGTCCCGCAAGCTCTTCGGCCTGTCGTACCGTACCCGTCTGGGCAACGACCTCGAGGCCGATGACTACGGCTACAAGCTGCATCTCGTTTACGGTTGCCAGGCCACCCCTTCGGAGAAGGCCTACAACACCGTCAACGATTCCCCCGAGGCGATCACGTTCAGCTGGGAGGTGTCGACCACTCCCGCGCCGGTGACCGGTCTGCGCCCCACTTCGCTGATCGTCATCGACTCGACCGCGGTTGCTCCGGCCGATCTTACGGCTCTGGAGACGCTGCTCTACGGTGCGGTTGCTACCGATCCGGCTCTTCCGACGCCGGACGAGGTTATCGCGCTGTTCGCTCCTTGATCATGACTTAGGAGGTCAAGAATGCTTAATCTTATTATTCCTGGCGATGAATACTTCAACGAAGGCGATCAGACATTTGAGTCTGGCCCAGATGTTGAGTTGGTGCTAGAGCATTCTCTGGTCTCTGTGTCAAAATGGGAGTCACAGACAAAGAAGCCGTTCTTGTCAAAGGACTCTAAAAGTCCTGATGAGATTCGACTTTACATTGAGGCCATGATTATTTCCCCTAATAGCCCCCCGGATGTTGTGAAGAAACTTAGTAAAGAAAACATGCAGGCGGTTAACGCTTACATCGATTCTACTGAGTCCGCAACAACGTTTGGGAGTATGCCTGAGACTAGGGGTCGAGGAGAAACGGTCACGTCAGAGTTGATTTACTACTGGATGGTGATGTTCAACATCCCGTTCGAGTGTCAGCATTGGCATTTGAATAGACTGTTCTCTTTGATTCGCATATGCAACATCAAGAACAGCAAGCCGAAGAAGATGTCGAAGGCCGAAATCGCTGCGCGAAATAGGGCTTTGAACGAGAAGAGGAAAGCTCAGCTAGGCACCAACGGATGATTGGAGGTTAAATGACTAGACTTGTTTGGGATCAAGCAGGTGAGCGCGTCTATGAGAATGGTGTCAGTCAGGGCGTCTTCTATAACTCGGATAGCGTGGGCATTCCTTGGAATGGGTTGGTTTCTGTAGAACGAATTAACAACGATTCTGTAGATCCTCTATATTTCGACGGTCAAAAGTATGCTGACGTCGTGACAATTGGGGATTTCGAGGGTCGTCTAAAGGCTTTTACTTATCCTGACGAATTCCTCGAGTACGAAGGAATTGCGGCCTGGCGAGATGGGTTTTACCTTGCGGATCAGACAAAAAGTCGATTTGGACTGTCGTTTAAGACCGAAATCAATAACGATCAAGGTCCTCAGGTAGGGTATAGGCTCCATCTTCTCTATAATTTGATCGCTATTCCTTCGAACACGGTCTATGAGACTTTGTCTCTTGACAGCGAACCTATCGATTTCGAATGGGATATTTCGGCAATTCCGGAAGATGTTGACCGCTTCAGACCTACTGCGTATGTCATCATCGACAGTCGCAAGATCGATCCGTTTCTTCTGCAGGACATTGAGAACATTATTTACGGGACAGACGAAGCCGATCCTCTTCTTCCAGACCTTAACGGTCTTATTACCTTCGTTCAGAAGTGGGGAAGATTCGTTGTGGTCGACAATGGCGATGGTACCTGGACAGCGTCTTCTCCGCTCGAAGGCGTTATTACCATGCTCGATGAGACCACTTTCCAGATCGATACCGAGACTGCCGTCTTCATTGATTCGGAATCTTATACGCTGGAGAGCAGCGATGTTGACGATAGCCCCATCTGGCCTTAACGAGGAGGGCTCATGGCCGTTGTAACCGGTTTCACAGCCGCGCGAATGCTTCAGATTGAGAACACGACCGTCGTCGATGGAACTGTTTCTGGCGATAATCTCCTTCTCGAGCAACGCGATGGCACGATCATCGATGCAGGCAATGTCCGTGGACCGCAGGGGGTTCCTGGGACCAACGGAACGAATGGGACCGATGGTGCGCAGGGTCCAGCTGGGCCAACCAACATTGTTGGTTCTGTTCTTAGTCTCACCACCAACCCTTCTCCAATGACGGTGAGTGGCGTTATTTCGGGGATGGTTAAGAATAACGTTCCTGTCATTGCTGGGAACGAATATGGCGTTAAGATCGATTTTACTCTTAGCTGGAGTTCGGTCGATATCGACGCGGAGTGGCATATTTGGTTCAGGCTGAACGGCGTTAATGTAGAGCGATTCAGAGCTCTACGGCCTTGTATTGCGGGTGTAGCGCTTGTTCCCGTCACAGGTGAAGTGTTTTGGTACCCGTCGGTTACTCAAGCTACTGACGATATCGAAGTCTATGCCGAGAGAGTGATCGCGGGAGCTCCTATTACGCCTTCGGGCGCGACGACACTTCGACGCAAGCTGTGGGTCGTGGATTACGGACCTGTCTGATGATACGTGCCACGTCCTCAGGATCTTTCGACAAGACGACTGCATATTTGGAGCGTCTTAAGGCTAAGAAGATGTTTGATAATTTAGAAAGATTCGGGCGTGTCGGTGTTCAAGCTCTTTCCGGAGCGACTCCTCGTGAGACCAGCGAAACAGCTAATTCCTGGGATTACGAGATCGTGAGGAAAAAAGATAAGGTCACGATCCACTGGAAAAACACGCACGAAGATAATGGAGTTAATATCGCAGTAATCATTCAGTATGGGCACGGCACAGGAACTGGCGGATTCGTTCAGGGTCGTGATTATATTAATCCCGCCATGAGACCCGTATTCGACCAGATCCTTAACGACGTTTGGAGGCAGGTGACTAATGTCTAGCGTCGATAATAGAATTGTGCGGATGGAATTTGATAATGCCGCGTTTGAGAGGAATCTCAAAACAACTCTGACCAGCCTTGCTCAGCTGGATAAGGCACTGAAGCTCACCGGTGCCCAGAAGGGTCTGACTGATGTAGCAGCCGCAGCTAAGAGAGTCGACATGGCTCCTCTCAGTACGGCTGTTCAAAGCGTCAGTACTGGCTTTCTAACTCTCAGCACCATTGCTGTCACCGCGCTATCGACTATCACTCATGCGGCGATAACTTCAGGTTCCCAGATAGTTAAGTCTCTGAGTCTCGATCCTATCTTGGATGGTTTCAGGGAATACGAGCTTAATATTGGATCAATTCAGACCATCCTTGCCAACACTCGCGCCGATGGAACGGGTCTGGGGGAGGTCAACGAAGCTCTTGACACACTGAACGAGTATTCAGACAAGACCATTTACAATTTCGGACAGATGACCCGCAACATCGGTACGTTCACCGCGGCCGGTGTTGATCTGGATACAGCAGTTCAGTCTATCAAGGGTATCTCGAACCTAGCAGCTATCTCTGGTTCCAGCGCGGAACAAGCTGCTACCGCTATGTATCAGCTTTCTCAGGCCGTGTCCACAGGCACGTTGAGGTTGATGGACTGGAACTCGGTCGTCAACGCTGGTATGGGTGGTGAGGTCTTCCAGAAGGCCTTGTTCGAGACTGGTGTCGCTATGGGCACCATCACGGACGCGCCTGTTGGCACTACCTTCGAAGAGTGGACTGCCGCGGGGAACAGCTTCCGTGATTCCCTCCAGGAAGGGTGGTTGACCGGAGAGGTCCTCACCAACACTCTGGCGGGCTTTACTGGAGAGCTCACCGAAGCTCAGTTGCTTGGCATTGGTTACACCAAGGAACAGGCTGCTGAAATTCTTGAGCTTGGTCAAACCGGTGTCGAGGCTGCTACGCGTATCCGGACGCTCAGCCAGCTTCTAAACACTGTCAAGGAAACCGTTGCTTCTGGTTGGTCTCAGTCATTCAGAACTGTATTTGGTAATTTCGAAGAGGCATCTGATCTATTTACTAATGTTAACAATGCAATCACTGGCTTTGTGGAACATCAGGCAGAAGCTAGAAATCAGCTTCTGGAAGGGTGGAAAGAACTTGGCGGCCGGGATCTTCTGATCCGCGCTCTTGGAGACGCATTTAAAGCTCTTCGAGAAGTCATCGCGCCGATCCGTGAAGCTTTCCGCGATATTTTCCCACCCGCAACAGCTCAGCGCTTGTTCGAAATTACTGAAAGCTTTGCCGAATTCACCAGAAGTCTTCGCCCCAGCGAAACGACTATCGAGAACATCAAGCGTATATTTACTGGTCTATTCTCTGCCCTTGATATTGGCTGGACCATCATCAAGGAAGGGGTCGGGTTCATCAAGGACCTGGTCCTGCAGATTACCGGTCTTGGTGAAGGCAATATTGTCGAATTCACTGCGGATATCTTCGATTTCTTTACGCGTCTTCGAGAGGGCCTTGATCAGGGTGCGGCCATTGAGCGGTTCTTCGACGACATGTCGACGTCCATTCAAGGACCTATCCAGTATATTAAGGACCTGAAGGACGCTATATTTGACTTCTTCGATGGGTTTGATACAGACAAGCTCGATGAAGTTGGGGAAGCCACTAGTCGGTTTGGTCAACGATTCAGCACTCTTAGAACTATATTTGACCGGATTACTAGTCTTTCGGAGCCTCTGAGCAACTTCTTCGATGGTCTGTTCGATATTCTAGACAAGGCTGCTGAAGCTATTGGTGAATGGTTCAGTGAACTTGGTCAGAAGCTTGCTGATGCTATCGGACCTGGGGAATTTGACGCTGTTCTTGACGCGTTGAACGTCTCTCTGCTTGGTGGAATCGCGCTTCTCATATCTAAGTTCCTGTCAGGCGGAATCAACCTCGACTTTGGTGGAGGAATGTTCGAGAACATCAGCGGTGCTTTCGAGCAGCTTACTGGTGTCCTGAACGCTATGCAGACCAGCATCCGCGCGGATGCTCTGTTGAAGATTGCTGGCGCGGTTGGTATCCTCACCGCTTCTGTCGTGGCTCTGTCCTTGGTCGACTCTGAGGCCCTGACTCGTGCCCTGGTTGCCATGGGTGTTGGGTTCGCTCAGCTCATGGCTTCATTCGCGGTTATCAACTCGATGAACGTTGGTCTTCTCAGCGGTGGTACCTTCACGGCTATCGCCGCGGGCATGATCCTTCTGAGCACTGCCGTCCTTATTCTCTCAGGTGCGGTGGCTCTTCTCAGTCGAATGAGTTGGGATGAACTCACGCGCGGCTTGACTGCGCTCGGGATCCTCCTGGCCGCGTTGGTTACTTCAGCCATTATCTTGTCCAAGAATGCTGGTAGTATTCTCTTGGCCAGTGTTTCGCTCATCGCGATGTCCACTGCAATTAACTTGCTAGCTGGGGCTGTGGCTTTGTTTGCCACGATGCAGTGGGATACTCTGGTCAGAGGCTTTGCCGGCGTCACCGCGGGCTTGCTTATTCTGGCTGGTGCAATGCACCTCATGCCCAGCGACTTGGCTGTGCGAGGTATTGGGCTTATATTTATTGCTACCGCGCTTAATATTCTGGCTGGTGCAGTCGCGCTGTTTGCCACCATGGAGTGGGATACTCTAGTCAAGGGCTTTGCGGGTATCGCAGCAGGGCTTCTTATTATTGCTGCGGCAATGCATCTCATGCCACCAAACATGCTGCTCACCGCCGCGGGTTTGGTTGTGGTGGGTGTGGCGTTGAATATTCTCGCTCAGGCTCTGAGAGCTATGGGTGGGATGTCGTGGGAGGATATTGGTCAGAGCTTGGTTGTTCTTGCTGGCGCTTTGACGATCCTCACCATCGCTGTAAACGCCATGAGTGGGGCTTTGGCAGGCGCCGCTGCCATGCTCATAGTGTCTGCAGCTTTGGCGGTCTTGGCTGGCGTTCTAATCGCCTTGTCGGCGGTTCCATTCGACGAGCTGGTCAAGGCCATCGGGGCTATCGCGATTGCGTTGGCCGTATTCGGTCTTGCTGCGGTGCTTCTCAACGCCAGCGGGGCAACAGCCTCTCTGATCGCTCTCGGTGCAGCTATGTTCCTCCTTGGTGCAGCGTTCGCGCTGTTCGGAGTTGGAGCTCTCGCTGTAGCTAAGGCATTTCAGCTGCTGGGAGAAGCAGGACCTGAAGCTGCCGACGCGCTAGTCGCTGCGATGAAGGCAATCGCCAAGACTCTACCGACTCTCATGGCAGGGTTTGCTGAGGGGATCCTAGAGTTCATCCAGGTGATTGTTGACGCTGCGCCAGTCATTGCCGAAGGCTTGGGCGTTCTTATTTCGCATCTTATTGAGACGCTGGATAAGATCATTCCTGAGCTTGGCGAGCTTATTGAGACGCTAATTGATACCATTCTCGAGATCCTGACGGACTCCGTTCCTGATATCGTCGCCGCGGGGCTTGAGTTAATCATAGCTCTGCTGACCGGTATTAGGGATAATATCTATCAGATCACAGAGCTTGCTATCGAGATTATTGAGGAGTTCCTCACTTCAATCGCTGATAACATCGACCGTGTTATCGAGGCCGGGCTTAATGTAGTCCTAGCGCTCTTGGAAGGCATCACCGAAAGCGTTGACGAAGTTGCTGACGCTGCTGGTGAGCTTGTTACTACCTTCATATTTGCAGTCGCTGGCTACTATCAGGCAATCATCGACGCTGGCGTCGAGGCCTTGGTCAACTTCATTTCTGGGATGACGGAAAACGTTTCTCAGATCATTGACGCTGTTGGACTCTTGATTCTCACGTTCATCAGCGAAGTTTCCAGCCTGTCTACTGATGTTAGTAATGCGGGTACGGCCGCGCTTGTCGCGTTCCTTCTTGGTATGACTAACAACACGGTCAAGGTGGCTGACGCCGTTGTTACCCTGATCACCACGTTCATCACGACGGTGAGTAATTCCGGGACAAGGATCGCTGCTTCAGGTGCTAGCGCTATTATCAATTTCCTCGCTGGTATCACTCGTAGCTTGAACGCCGTAATCACGATGGGCGTTATTGTCGTCTTGGCCTTCCTTAGGGGCGTTGCAGCAAATGCTCTCGCGCTTGCTAATGGGGCTGCGGACGTGTTGATCGACTTCCTGAACGGTCTTGCCGATGCTATCCGTCGTAAGGCTCCTGAGCTCCGCGCTGCTGGTGGGAACATCGCCAGTGCCATCCTCGAGGGTCTGACGGGTGGGTTGTCTGCAGGCGCGGGCGACGTCATCGATAAGATTACAGGTATCGCTACTGGTGGTCTTGGCGCCGCCGCCAATGTCCTGGGTATCAGCTCCCCGTCCAAGGAGTTCATGAAGATCGGCGCGGCCATGGCCGAGGGCATGTCTGTCGGCCTGGACAAAGACAAGACAGTTGTGAAGAGTTCTACTGATCTGGCTGTGCGGTCTATGACCGCTGTTACAGAGGGTATCAATAGAGCTTTGATCCTTGTGGAAGAGAGTCCTGACTTTAATCCGGTTGTGACGCCTGTGATCGATCTGACAGAGATTCAGAACGGCGCAAGGTCGATTGCTGGAATGGTCGAGAGCACTCCGACACTTTCTCCTGTTGTGTCTTATGGGCAGGCTTCCACCATCGCGGCTACTAGCGTTCCTGTCGATGATTCGGATTCCACACCTACTCCTCCAGGCGATATTAACTTCAATCAGACTATCAATGCTCCGACTCAGCTGTCAACGAGCGAGATCTATAAGCAGACGCGTAATCAGATTACTTTGGCCAAAGAGGAGTTGAATGTGGCATGAAGCTTTCATCAGTAACTCTTTCCTCTGTCGGTTCAACAGAAGAGCTCGTTTTAGGAGTCGCAGAATACGGATCTAATTGTCCATATTTGGTCAAAGGTATTGTCGGTATTGACGCAGAAGACATCGTTCCCAAGTTCTACGCTCGTGGGCTTCAAAGTGATAAGAAGTTTTATGAGTATACGATGAAGCCTCGTGATGTAGTTATTCGGATTGGTCTTAACCCTATATTTAGGATCAACGAGGATGTTTCTAGCATTAGGGACAACGTCTACCGTTTGATCTCGGCCGATAGATCTGGTCTGTTGCGAATTCAGTTCAATTCGTACGCAAGCATCGTCTCCAGTCTCCAGGGTAAAATGACGAAGATGGAAGTCGCATATTTCACGCGTACTCCTGAGCTCCAGATCACGATCAGATGCGATGATCCTATATTCCGCTCAGTTGCTCCCATCAAAATTGCTCCGGGGGATCTTCCCACTGCTAATCCGGTAAAACTTACAGATTCGGCTGCCACTGCTCCTCACGGGCTCAGTTTCAAGCTCGAATTTACGGCTGTCACCTCCCCATTTGTTATTCAAGATGATCCGACAACTCCGGATTGGGTCTTTGAGGTAACTCCGAGATCGCAACAGCGTCGCGTCG